ATCATAACTTATCACGATAAAAGATATGGTGGTACAAAGGTTGATGAACAAGGTCGTTTTTATACAGTAGAAGATGAAACACAAAGATTGTTTCGTTGGGAGAGAATGATTCGTAAAAAAGAAAGAACTCAAGAACAAATCAAAACTTGGATTGCGATCAAAGAAGGCAACTATCATAAAAAAAACTATTATATGAATAATAATACTAGTAAACAATATTTTCACTGGAACAAGATGCCTAAACCTAAAACTGGTGGTAAATTATCTAGAAAATTAGATGGTGGTTGGGTTGAAGAATATAAACCAGCAAAATCTACACGATTACATAAATGGTTGCAAGATGCAAAAGAGGGAAAAGTTTTTAACGGACAAAAACATAGGACAAAACAATTTTTAATTAAACCATCATTAGAAGATGTTGAACAAATCAAAAAACCACTTGACATTGAAAAAAAATGATGTATAATACATTAAAAGGTGATAATTATGAACTCATTTACAGACTCAGAGATAGATACTCTCGAACTTCCTAAAATAGAAGAAAAACCTAAACAAGAAAATATTGTCCAACCAGATGAAAAGAATATAGTTAAATTGGTTGGTAATAAAAATATTGTTTCAATATTAACTTCACAATTTTTTGCAGAAAAAGAATGTGATGCAATTTTAAAAGAATGTGTAAAAGAATTGTGGGTAGATAGTTCTTTGAAAAAAGTAAGAAAGGCAACTCAACAGTCATTACCAATGAATGATAAAGGTTGGCCCTATACAAAAGTATTAGAACTTACAAAACAGGCAAACGAAAAAAACTTTAAGATGCAACTAGCAGGATTTTTTCAAGCAGATAATCCTCAAATAGTTTGTTATAAAAACAAAGACTTTTACAACTATCATTTAGATATAGGTAACAATGCACCTTTTAGAAAATTAACATTTATCATACAACTTTCAGATACTAAAGATTATGATGGTGGTCACATAGAATTAATGAATATGACTACAGATAATAAATTATTCAGACAAAAAGGTCAGATAATAATTTTTCCATCTTTTATCCCTTGGAGAGTTACCAAAGTTACAAAAGGTGTAAGAAACTGTATAGAGGGTTGGATACATGGGCCAAGTTATATATAATGAATCACGAAGAGTTTGCAAGTAAAATACCTTTAAATGATAGAGGAAAAGTTCGTGGCGAGATGTGGTTTCCCACTTTATTTCATTTCATTGACATTTTAAATTATGAAGAAAGAAATAAGAAATGGTTGAAACATATTTACAAGTGGAGAGATGACGATAACAGAGGTATCGTTCGTTCTAATTCAAGAGGTTGGCACAGTGCAGTAGATATGCATACTAGAGAAGAGTATGTTGATATGGGTAAGGAAGCACTAAAAGTAGGTAATGAAATTCATAAAGCTTTAGGTTTAAATCCAAAAACAGAACCAGTCATTGATAATATGTGGGCAAATGTTTCTCAATTTGGTGCTCATAATCGTAATCACACACACCCAGGCTCTCATTTTAGTTTTGTGTATTATTTACAGTGTCCAGAAAATTGTGGACAAATATGGTTCACTGACCCTAGAGCACAAGCGATTGCAGTTCAACTCCCTTATAATCCAGAAAAACCTAGAGTAAGAGAATCACTCAATGATGTTTATTGGGCTCCGATTCCAGGCAGATTGATTATGTTTCCATCGTGGGCAGTACATGAAGTAGAACCTAATTTATCAGAATTAAAAGGTAAAAAAGGTTTAAGAATAAGTGTATCTGGTAATATATCATTTCACATTAAAAAAGGTGAAAAAATTAAAGAAGAAAGAGATGGACATGATGCAAAGGGGTATCTTACTCTTGACGGAGTAGAAAAAAGAACATAATCTCTTTTTATTATAAATAATATTAAAAGGATTGATTATGGCAGTTCCAACTTCAAAATCTACATTTAAAGATTATTGTCTGAGAGCATTAGGTAAAGGTGTTATAGACATCAATGTATCTGATGACCAAGCAGACGATAGAATAGACGAAGCATTACAATACTTTGCAAAATATCATTATGATGGGATTGAGAGAGTATATTTAAAACATCAACTTACTACTGCTGAAATTGCACGAATGAGAACAAATGAAAGTGCAGTTACAGCTACCGATAAAGTTGATAGTTCTATTACAGCAGATTTTTTACAACAAGAAAATTATATTCCAATCCCAGACTCTGTATTATCAGTAATACAAGTTTATCCACTAACAGATAAAATCACACAAAATTTATTTGATGTAAGATATCAATTAAGATTAAATGATTTGTATGATTTTAGTTCAACTTCAATAATTCATTTTGAAATGACTATGAGACATTTGGATTATCTTGACCATATATTAACTGGTGAATATATAATAGATTTTAGAGAACATCAAAACAGATTATATATTAATGCAGATATGGAAAAAGATTTTAACAATGGAGATTTTTTATTAATAGAGTGTTATAGAAAATTAAACCCAGATACTTTCACAGACATATATGATGATATGTTTTTAAAAAGATATGCAACTGCACTTATAAAAAAACAATGGGGTGCAAACTTATCAAAGTTTAATGGTGTTGCAATGTTGGGTGGTGTCACCATGAATGGTGAACAAATCTATACACAAGCGATTGAAGAAGTAAGTAAGTTAGAGGAACAGATACAGTTAGCATTTGAACTGCCACCAATGTATTATAAGGGTTAAACCATGGCAGTCAACAAGTTTTTTCACGATGGTAATAAGACTTCTATTGCAACAGAAAGATTATTATATAGTGATCTAGTAAAAGAAGCTATCCAAATATTTGGACACGATTGTTTCTATGTAAATAGAACAATAGTAAGTGAAGACAATGTTTTTGGTGAGGACTCTCTCGCAAAGTTTCAAGATTCACAAAGAGTAGAAATGTATGTTGAAGATGCAGATGGTGGTTTGCAAGGTGAAAAAGAACTTGTATCTAAATTTGGTTTAGATATAAAAGACGAAATAACTTTTGTCGTAAATAAAGAAAGATTTCAAGACTTAACAAAACAAATCGCAATAGAAGAAGGAACTGATGATGGAACTGGTGGTTCTATTCTTTTAGAAGACGGAACATTAGATTCTAAAATTGAAGCTGGTACATCTTACATTACAAGAGAAGATTCTGTTACAGATGCAGACAGACCATTAGAGGGTGATTTAGTTTTTCACCCAGTAATTAATAAAATGTTTGAAATAAGTTTTGTTGACCACGATGAACCTTTTTTTCAATTAGATAATAATCCAGTTTATAAATTAAAATGTAGATTATTTGAATATGGTAGTGAAGATATAAACACTGGTATATCAACACTTGATAATATTGATGATGTAGAAAGTTTAGATACCTTAAACCATCAATTTACTCTTGAACAATCATCAACATTTACTGAAGAGATTGCATTAGAAGATGGTAATCTATTATTACTAGATAGAACAGATTCTGATGGAACTGATGCTGGTGATAATTTAATTACTGAAACTCAGTTTGGTGCAACATCTGTATTACTTGAAACAACAGATACATATTATATGATAGTAAAAAATCCATCTGGTGTATTTGAAGAGGGAGATGTTATTACAACAAGTGGTGGTGCGACTGCAACTATTACACTTATAGAGGGTAATATTTTTTACTATGAATATATAAACGGACAAATAAACAAAGATGATGTTATCACAAGTAGAAGTACAGCTTATACTGCAACTGTATCATCTATAAAAGAAGATAATCATTACTTAATAAATGAAGTATTTGATATGGAAACTCAAGACGAAAAATCTCAAAACGATTTATTTGAGAGACTAGATAATACAATACTAGATTTTTCTGAGTCAAATCCATTTGGTGACGCTGGGAAGGAAGCATAATGTTAGGACAACAATTTTATCACGAAACAATCAGAAAAATGGTTGTATCATTTGGAACAATATTTAATAATATTCAGATTGTTAAGAAAAACAACTCTGGTGTTGTTACACAATCTATGAAAGTTCCTCTTGCATATGGGCCTAAACAAAAATTCTTAACAAGAATAAGAGAAGATGCAAGTTTGAATAAATCTACAGCAATCACTTTACCAAGACTTGCATTTGAAATATCTACAATATCTTATGACCCAGCAAGAAAATTAAATAGAATTACTAAAATGAAAAAAGTAAGTAGTTCAAGTAAATCTAAATTAGAAACACAATTTATGCCTGTTCCTTATAATATTGACTTTCAATTATTTGTAATGTCCAAAAGTGGTGATGATGCGTTACAAATTATAGAACAGATATTACCTTTCTTTCAACCAGAATATACTATTACTGTTAATGACAACACAGACATGAATCAAAAAAGGGATGTACCTATTGTATTGACTGGTATAGATTACGAAGACAACTATGAGGGTGATTTTCTTGCAAGAAGAGCAATCATTTATACTTTATCTTTTACTGCAAAATTTTACCTATACGGCCCAGTTACTAAACAATCAATAATTAAATCTGTTCAAGTTGACCAGTATACAGATTTACCAGATAAATCACCGAAGAGAGAACAAAGATATACAGTGACCCCAGACCCAATCACAGCAGACTTTGATGATAACTTTGGATTTAATGAGACAACATCATTCTTCCAAGATGCAAAGAACTATAATCCAAAAACTGGACAAGATGAATAAATAAGAGTAGGAGAGAAAAG